TCATTACAACCTCGTGCAAGATGTATTTAAAAGTATCGGAGTTAATCACAACTGGTCGAGTACTGGTGAGATGTTAACTGCTGTTATCTTTCTTTGTAAGATCGTGAACAAGTTAGCAGATGAAGCGTGTCGTCCAGTCAACCGAGTGATGAAGTTTCTTCGTGCTTGTGTACGTGGATTAGGGTGTGATGAACCGATCACTTGGTCTACACCTACAGGATTCAAAGTGGTACAAAGCTACCGCAAGTTTAAGAAGTTAACGGTGGAGTCTGTGTTTCAAAACATGAGCATCAGCATCACAACAGATGAGCTTAGAGATAACATAGATGAAAGAGGACAATGCAATTCTATCACTGCTAACTTTATCCACAGCCTTGACGCTTGTATCGTACATCAAGTTGCAAACAAGGTTGACTTTGACCTCGCTACTATACATGACTGTTTCGTGACCCACGCTTGTAATGTACGCAGAATGAATACAATAGTACGAGAAACATATACAAACACTTTCACTGTTGATCTCTTAGGCGAGTTCCGTGCGGAGCAAATCAACAACAACCCAGATGCAGTACTGCCTGATGTGCCGGAGCTTGGAGACTTAGATGTGTCCGCAGTTAAACGCCAGCAGTATCTGTTATCTTAATAACCAATAACACACGAAGAGAAATGGTAAAAGCACGTAAGAAACACGACATAATAAAAGCACAAGGCACAGCTAGATATGCCCACTTGAATGAACCGAATAAAAGGTTTGATGAGTACGGTGTATACAGTTGTGATCTTGTTATCGACGACGAAACAAAACAAGGAATCGTACAGAAGTTAAAGCCGATCTACGAGGCTGAGTTACGAGACATCATGGAAGCTAATCCCGGCAAGAAGATCGAGCAGAAGGGGTTACCTTTTACTGAGGTAGATGGCGGACACATGTTGAAAGCCAAGCTGAAAGCTGGAGGTAGAAGACGGGACGGTACAGAGTACGAGTTATCTATCGCTCTGTTTGATTCCGCTGGTAATAAGTTACCGGAAGATGTACAAGTATGGGGTGGTTCCAAAGTGAACGTAGCATTCCGTCCGAAGTTCTGGTACGTACCAAGTCAGGGGTTTGGGGTGACCTTTGAATTGAATGCAGTACAAGTGATCGAACTATCCAACGGTGGTGTAAACACTCCTAGTGCAGATGCATTCGGGTTTACTTCGGAAGAAGGATACATCGCTAATGGAGGTGAAGACTTGACCGGAGCATTTGATGCGGAAGAGACAGAAGAAACGACGCTCACAGCGAACTTCTAATTATCGATCCGGATTTGAAGCTACACTAGCTAACCAACTTAAGCGTGGTGGTGTTAGTTTCCAATACGAAACGTTACAGTTAGAGTACACTAAAACGGCAACTTATACTCCCGACTTCATACTACCTAACGGCATCATCATAGAAGCTAAAGGATTGTGGACAGTCGAGGACAGAACAAAGCATTTACTAGTCAAAGCCCAACATCCACATCTAGACATACGACTAGTATTTATGAATGCTTTTAATAAGATTCGTAAAGGAAGCAACACCACCTACGCTGCTTGGTGCGAAAAGAAAAACATACAATATGCAAATAAAACTATACCAAAATCATGGCTTTCACAACCACCCACCAACCCTGCGATAAGTGCGGAAGTTCAGACGCTCTCTCCACTAACGACGACGGTAGCACCCATTGTTTCAGTTGCGACGATCACCGTGGAGCCGGACGAATGAAGAATGAATCAACCTCCCCAACACCGAGAGATTATGTAAGAGGAGAACCAGAAGCAATAGCACGACGCAACCTGACTGAAGACACTTGTCGGAAGTGGGGGTACTGGTGTGGTGTATACAATGGTGAACCTGTACAGATTGCTAACTATAAAACACGAGACGGTAAGACGTGCGGACAAAAGATTCGTACACCTAACAAGAAGTTCCACATCAAAGGAGAGCTACTAGGATTGTACGGTCAGCACCTGTGGCGTGACGGTGGTCGTCGTGTCATTGTAGTGGAAGGAGAGATCGACGCTCTTAGTACCAGTCAAGCTATGGATAACAAGTGGCCTGTCGTATCTGTACCGAACGGAGCAGGAGCAGCTAAGAAATATGTAGCTCAAGCTATCGATTGGTTGGACAGGTACGAACAAGTGGTGTTTTGTTTTGATATGGATGATGTCGGACGAAAGGGAGCAGCAGAATGTGCAGCCCTCTTAACACCCGGCAAAGCGTACATCGCAGAGATACCACTAAAGGACCCATCTGATATGTTAGTAGCTGGACGAGCGAAGGAGTTAGTCAGTTGCTTGTTCGATGCTAGGGAGTACAGACCAGACGGTATCGTAAACGGTAAGGAGTTGTGGGATGTTATCGCTGACAAGCAACACAGTAAATCTATACCTTATCCGTATGCTGGACTGAACGAGCTGACACTTGGACTGAGACAAGGAGAACTTGTTACTGTGTGTGCAGGTAGTGGTATCGGTAAGTCGTTATTCTGCAGAGAGATAGCACACCACATACTACAGCTTGGAGAGAAGGTAGGATACATAGCTCTTGAAGAATCAGTACGACGCACAGCTCTTGGTATTATGGGCATCCACATAAACAAACCTATCCACTTAGAAGAAGACGATACAAGTGAGGAGGTACTGCGACCTGCGTTTGAAGAGACGGTAGGTAACGGGAACTTCTACACTTACGATCACTTCGGCTCGATGGATAGCGACAACTTACTAGGTAAGATAAAGTATCTAGTGAAAGGGTACGATTGTAAGTGGATATTCTTGGACCACCTATCGATTGTTGTTAGTGGGATACAGGGAGACGACGAGCGACGATTGATCGATAACACCATGACTAAACTTAGGAGTCTTGTTGAAGAGACAGGGTGTGGTATGGTACTTGTCAGCCATCTGAAGCGTGTTGATAGTGGACACGAAGAGGGAGGACGAGTAAGTCTGCACCACCTAAGAGGTAGCCAAGCAATCGCACAACTGTCGGACATGGTGATCGGTCTGGAACGTAACCAACAATCAGAAACAATAAGCAACGAGACACGAGTCCGAGTACTGAAGAATAGATTCAGCGGACAGACAGGACACTGCGACACACTCTACTATAGTGGAGACACTGGACGGTACACTCCTGATGTGTTCAAACCAACAAATGATGAAACCAATAACCCATTCTAATTATGACACGAACACTATTCTTTGATATAGAGACCAACAAGATTAACGATTGGGCCACACTCTCTGACCTTCACACTGTACATTGTCTATCTATCTACGATCCAATGATACCTAAGATGCTGACGTTTCACGACGAAAGTATACAGCGTGGGGTAGAGGAGCTACAGAAAGCAGATCGCATCGTCGGACACGGCGTAATACATTTCGATATACCAGCGTTGAAGAAAATGTATGGCTTCTCACCACCGCTGATTAAAGTATTAGATACATCAGTAGTTAGCCGCTGTGTTTTTCCTGATGTCATGACTGGTGATATAATAGAACGAACAAAGTTAAGTGAGAAGCCAAGACGTGAAGCTCAAGCTTTAGCTCAAGAACAAGGATTGTCTGGTGAACGTGCTGAAAAGTTTGTTAAGAACTATGTGTATGAGAAAGTAGAAAAAGCTTTTAACGAAGATATATTAGGTAAGCATAGTTTAAAAGCTTGGGGACACCGGATGGGTGGCACAGTTAAGCTGACATACGGAGAGGAAGACGGAGCGTTTGAAGAGTACAATGATGAGATGAGGAAGTACTGTGAACGTGATGTTATCGTAACGCAATTACTGTATGATTATCTATTCAAACACAAGCCAAGCAAAGACATGATAGCGTTTGAGCACTGGTTCAAGTTTATTATTTGTATGCAAGAGCGACACGGTTTTAAGTTTGATATAAGGAAAGCAGAATTACTAGAAGCTGAGTTGATAATGAGAAGAGCTGGACTCTTAGATGAACTACAAAAGAAAGTACCGCCTAAGATTACAACAATGAAGACAGCTAAGGGTTGGGAGGTAGAAGCTGAAGGTACTTTATACCAAGCTGAAACCAAGGGACTACTTCGTGAGAAGTTAAGG